CTTAATCCCACTCCGCTTTAATGCAATGTTAAGCATACCCACATCTAATACACTATTTCCTAGACCTGTGTTCTGATCACCTGAATATCTTGTGCCCCTCGTCCTAAATTTAGTCCCATTACGGGTTCCTCCTATGCAGTCCATTTGCCATTTTAATAACATTCGGAGTTGTTTATCACCTGGATAATACGACTCATACAATCGATGTTCTTGTCTAAGTAACTGTTGCCAACAATGGGCGTCAAAATTACTCTGATCGATTAAAATAGCTACAGGATCAACAAATGATTCCCATTTAGTCCTCAGGTCACCAGCGCGTTGTACCAAATTCCGCGACTTACTGATAATCGGTGTTCCGTACCTATCCAACCATTGATAAACTTCCTTTTCAATTGGTTGCAAGTACTGTGCTAAGCATAATCCGTACCGCTTTCCTCGATACTGAATACACCTAGGTGGTTTGAACCTATTAGTATGATACTTATCATCCTTCAAAAACATTCGGATTTTAGCATCAAACTTAACCAAGGGCTCTGTAAGTAATGACTCTTGCGCTCTCAAATATTCCCTCCACTTACCAGAACTGTAATGCGAACAAACTGCTGCTTTACTGTTTTTGACCAATGGTACAGGATCCCCCTTATGAGCACGATTGATTAACCAATCACCCACCGGACTACAGTCGCCAACGACGATATCGTCGAAAGCTTGGTGCCTGTAGTTGAGAGCACACTTTTCATTACAAACACAGTTCTTGTGTGTCCATACAATGTCGTTATTCAATTCTTCCTGTGAATAATCAAACAACTTGAATGATCGTCTTGTGCTTTGACAATCACCCGCGCCCACTCTGTTGCTGCAGCCTGGGAGTAACTTATAAGGTAATTTATTATAGTCACCCATACAAACTGCAGGGACGCTGCGGAATTCCTATTTATTACTAGGTAATTTATCGGGAGCGCCGAATAACTTACTACCAAGTATCCCGTCCCTAATCATCCTAGCTTGTTTATGCCGCGCCATGTTACCTTCTGAATTCCGCAACGACTGTCTGACTTGTTCCTCCAATGGACTAATTTCCATTGCAGCACTGACAGCCGATATGATCATATTGTAAATCTGCTTAGCAGACAACTCGGTACAATCATATTTTGCTAAGTATATCTTACACTTAGCAGCCATTTGCGATAACATGTTTGACGTTCTTGGCTTGAACGCATACTCCAACCTCAAAAGGTGCACTAAATCACAATCGGCATAATGTGGTGCAACCCTCTGTGGTCTCCGAATAGTCTGGAGAAAGTCCCCCCTGTTCTTCATCGTGGAGATGGCTTCAACTACCATCTTCTTGACCGGTTTCACTACCTCTGGGTCATCATCTCGTTCCTTCTTAGCACCAGTATTATGTGGTGCCAAAAACCTACCAGTTGGCGTACCAACTGTGGCTGTGACAACTGCTGTCACTACATTACTACTACTTACTGGTGTGGTAGGTGCAGGTACCTTACCCAAAAGTGGTAACCCATTATTGGATGCTACCTTACGAGCATCATGGTTCTCACACTCTGGATACGGACAGTCACCCTCGAACTGTTTATGGGCAACTTTAAAGTGCCTATGTTCATGGGTATACTGCTTACCGCACCAATCACACTTGTGTCTATGCATCCGAGGTGTCAATTCTTGACTCCCCATAACACCTGTAGCAACTGATGATGTCCCCGACGTAGCTGACGGCCCTACTACCGCA